CTGAGAATTGCCATTCAGCTTGTGCCGATGTTCCGAGCATGACCACTGCGGCAGCTAATTTTAACCACTTCAGTCGCATAAAAAGTCCCCCCTCATGGATAAGTCAGCCTACCGCAGCCTTCTGCCACTCGTAAACGACACTGAGCAGATGGATCGCCTGCAGGCCTATGCCGCCCGGCGGATCGAGCAGCACCGTAACCAGCTTGAGATGCAAAAAGACCATGGCCGGGTCTTGGAACTCCAAGGTGCCATAGCCGAACTCCGGCGTTTTGCCACCCTGCGCGACGAAGTCATCAAAGGGTCCGAATGATGCCCACCGCACTTGATCTAAACGATGCCCGCAAAGGCATCCGCACGAAGGAAGGGCTAGAGATGGCCAAAAAGAAATTCCAACTCGACCGCAATAAAGCCGACAAGAACGGTGACGGTGAGGTCACTGAGCTTGAGAAGGTTCAAGGCGAAGCCGAGCAGCGGACCGTGGGCAAAGACGACCTTGTGAACATGTCACATGGCGGCCTGATGTGCGGCGACATGGAAGACGATTTGCCGATTGGTGCCAGCCCTGAGAACGTGGCTGACGACATCCCGGCGATGCTGTCCCAAGACGAATACGTCCTGCCGGCTCACGTCGTGAAATGGTATGGGCTGATGCATATCCAACAGATGCAGTCAGAAGCAGAGGCAGGCCTAATGGCCATGTCGATGGCTGGCCTCATTGGCGGGGAAGACCCCGACCAGATGTCCGAAGAGGAACTCTATGAAGGTTCCGAAGCGGACGTCACAGAAGACGCCTACGAAGGCGAAATTGAATCCGCGACGGTTGAAGTCTCGGATGAACTGGAGGGCGAGGACTACGAGCTAGAGCCTCAGACCGCTCCACTGCCGGGCATGATGAAGCGCCAAAAGTGGGCATTCATCATCTCGTAAGGGCTACCCGGCTAACGGCCCCCTTGAGGTAAACAATGGCGAAATACAAACGAGCAGACGTCCTCGATGAGGACGACCTTTCCTATTCCCAAGAACTCGAAAAGCAGCAAGCCGACCAGCCGGTCGCTGAGGCCAAGTCAGAGGATGGGTGGGAAAAGCGATACGGCGATCTCCGCAGGCATACTCAGCAGCAGATCGCCGAGAAGGACAAATCCCTCGCTGAACTGAAACGCCAGCTAGACCAAGCGGCCAAGGGGCAACTGAAGTTCCCGAAGACCGATGAAGAGATAGATGCTTGGTCGAAGAAGTATCCCGAAGTTGCAAAGATCGTGGACACGATTGCGCGTAAGCGGGCGAACGAAGCTTTAGAAGAAGGCGAGCGTCGTCTGGGTCATCTGAAGTCTCTGGAGACCAAGCTGACGCGGAAAGAGGCCGAGCAACAGCTGCTAGAATTGCATCCTGACTTCTCCCAAATTCGGCAGCGTAAGGACTTCCACGATTGGGTAGCCCTTCAGCCGCAGCATATTCAGGACAGTCTCTACAAGAACAATACGGATGCATACTCGGCGGCGCGGTCAATCGACCTCTACAAGGCCGACATGCAGCGTCAGAAGAAGGCTGATCCCAAGTTAGCTGCCAAGGCAGTCAGTCGAACCACCTCGACCCCGCCACCGGGCAACGGCAAACAGAAATTCTCTGAAAGCCAAGTCGCTCGGATGTCTGATGCCGAATACGAGAAGCATGAAGATGCAATCTTAGAGGCGATGCGAAGCGATAACTTCGTCTATGACCTCACCGGGGCTGCTAGGTAGCATTCACCTTTGTGATGATCCGAAAAGTCTCAACTCCTTGAGTGTCGCAATGCGAGCATTTTGCCCGCGAGGCAACTTCCTTAACGGTCATCTCTGAGGAAAGCCTCTTTAGTAAATCAGCGACCGAGACCACCTTTGAATGGCCGCACTGGCACTCCAGCACCAGATGGTTGGTCTCGATCACACCAAGTTTTGTCATGGTCTGCTACTTGAAGCGGGCGTCGTTCAAAGCCCAATAGGCGTCCGTGTTTTTGAGAGCTTCGTTTTCTTTGGCAAGGTCAAACGGAGTTCTGCCACTCGAGTCCGTTAACGAGCCATCCGCCCCAGCCTTGATCAGAGCGGTGATAACGTCGGGATTGGAGTTCCACAACGCCGCGTGGTGCAGAGGTGTCCAACCCCCCTCATTCCTCGCAGTAACATCCGCCCCTGAGGCGATAAGTAGGTTGATAACGTCCGGATTGGAGACCCTAAGCGCCGCCACGTGCAGAGGTGTCAAACCGTCCTCATTCCTCGCATTCACATCCGCCCCTGAGGCGATCAGCAGGTTGATGACGTCGGGATTGGAGCTATGAACAGCCGCGTAGTGTAGAGGCGTTGTGCCGTAATCGTCTCGGTCTTTCACCGAGAAGCCCATTGCAAAGCCCATGTCTTGAACACAGTCAGCGATAATGGCTCGTGTTGCTTCTTCCCAGAAGGCAAATTTGAGATCGGGGTCTTTCCAGTCAGCACAGCTATAGCTGAACGCCAGAGCCGGCGCAGCGGAGGCTAAACCAAGAACCAGAACAAGAGATTTGAGCAAGAGTTTCATGGGGCCGAGGCTTGTCAGAAATTAGCCCCCCGTCAATCTAATTTGAACGAACACCACCTCCTTCAGTAAGCAGCAGGGCTGCTTTCTCAAGTAGGTGAAACACCAACTTGTCCGGCTGATTGGCCTCCTGCGGGACCACCCAATCCGCAATTTTTCAGAAGACATACGACCTCGGTTTACCGGTGTGGTTCGGCCCGTCCTTGGAGGCATCCAAGACGCACCCGCACGTCATCACCGCCACTGCTGCGTCCCCTTCTGTGACCTGAACGCCCCAACAAACCGGGGCCTTTTCACGCCACATTTGGAGGAACACTCAAATGGCATTTCCTGTAGCGGGTGGTTACACCCAATTCTCTAACGGGAACTTCTCCCCCGTTATTTACTCCAAGAAGGTCCAGAAGGCCTTCCGCAACTCGTCCGTCGTCGAAGACATCACCAACACCGATTACTCCGGCGAGATCGCCAATTTCGGTGACTCGGTGAAGATCATCAAAGAACCGGACATCACCATCAACTCCTATGCCCGTGGCACAACTCTGGCCACGCAGGCGCTGACCGACGCCGACTTCACCATGGTCGTCAACCAAGCCAACTATTTCCAGTTCGCTATCGACGACATCGAAGAGGCCCACAGCCATGTGAACTTCATGGACCTCGCCACTGACCGCGCTGGCTACAAGCTGCGCGATGCCTTTGACGAGGAAGTGTTGGGCAAGATGGCCGGTTGGGCTGGTGGCTCAGGTTCGTGGGCAAGAATTACCGCCCTTGAAACCGGCTCGACCAAATCCAACTCGTCGGCTGGCAACGATGAACTTCTGGCTGCCAACAAGCTCGACATCACCGACTTTGGTGGTTCCGACCTCGGCGGCACTTCGGAAGTTACCTCGATCCCCGTCGCTGCCGGTGGCGGCGCTGGTGCGATCACTTCTCCGCTCGCAGTGATGAACCGCATCGCCCGCCAGATGGATCAGGCCAACGTGGCTACCGACGGTCGCTGGATCGTTGTTGACCCGGTGTTCGCCGAAATCCTGATGGACGAGGATGCCAAGCTCATCAACCGTGATTGGGGTGGCGAAGGCGAACTGCGTAATGGTCGCATGCCCGGCACCATTCGTGGCTTCCGCGTCTACAAGTCGAACAACCTGCCTTACCTCGGCACTGGTCCCGGCACCGCAGCTTCGGCTGGTTCGGAAACCAACTTCGGGGTGATCCTGGCCGGACATGACTCGGCTGTCGCGACCGCCGAACAGATCGCCAAAACGGAGTCGTTCCGCTCGCCGGACACCTTCGCTGACGTGGTCCGTGGGATGCAGCTTTACGGTCGGAAAATCCTCCGCAGCGAGGCTCTTTTCACCGCGAACTACAACCTCGCCTAAAGACTTAGTGGGGCTGGCTACACGCTGGCCCCCTTACTTGATTGTGGGATTAGCATGACGATTGCCCTCACCACATCTGCCAAGAACGCAGCGGTAAATGCTGTCACCGCGTTGATTGAGACCGGTGTCGGCGCGAGCAATGGCGTACTTGTTCTACTCACGGCGGATAACCGCGAAGTGGCAACCGCTCAGTTGTCTTCTCCCGCCTTTGGTTCTGCCGCCAATGGCACTGCTACAGCCAACAGCATTTCCTCCGACACTGATGTGTCTGGGGGATTGGCAACCAGATTTAGCGTCAGGAACAAGGACAACATTGAAGTCTTTACTGGCACTGTTTCGACAGCAGGCGGTGGCGGTGACCTACAGCTAACAACGCCCCTCCTAGAGTCTGGAGACACCTTTGAAGTGTTGTCTTTGAGTCTCCGCATCGCCTAACCAAAGGATCAAACAATGGCATCTTTTTTGTCCGACAGCATCCTCGATAATGGTCTGTCCCATCTGACCAATAACGGGGACGCTATATACATCACCTCTGCTCTCAGCACGACCTACACCGCAGCTACTTCGACCAATGCTCTTGGCTACAAGACCAGCATTTCTATTGGCTCCCCTGCTGATCGCACGGACACCGGCAATGGTCGCAAAGTAACTGTTCCATCGATTTCTGGTGGCACTGTTTCAGCGACCGGCACGGCTTCCCACTACGCGATTGTCGATACCACAAACAGCGCAGTTCTTGCTGCAGGTACGCTGACTTCGTCGCAGTCAGTAACCAGCGGCAATACTTTCTCGATTCCAACATCCTTCGACATTGGCATCCCCGACGCTACCTAATCGGAGTCGTAGCCCATGAGTAACCTGTCTGACTTTGGAGAGCGTAGTTTCATCGACTATGCTCTTCGAAGACAAAGCCGCCCAGCATCGAAGTATTACCTCGGCCTCTCTACGGGAGCGTTCGATGAAGGGGATAGTGCGAGTGCTGCGTATTCTCGTGAGCCATCTGGCAACGGGTACGCTCGCGCAGCAATTACTTTTGGAACTGCTTCAAACAGGACCATCAGTAACTCCTCACCCATCACCTTCCCGCAGGCAACGGGCCAATGGGGTACCATTTCCCATTGGGGTATCTTCACTGGCACAACCTCGGGTTCAAGCCTTGTGGCCCAAGGAAGTCTCACTGGTACTGTTAACGTAGATAATGGCGTCACCTTCACCATCGCGGTCGGAGACCTCGACATCACGCTCTCAAGTGTATGGGCGTTGAACTGGGCAAACTGGCTGTTGAATGGGTTCTTCAACGCAAGCGGGTCAGTGACCTGGAATTATGATTCTACTGCAACTCAAACTCAGAATGACGGTTGGTTGCTGGTTAACAACGGCATCAGTGCTTCCGCGCAGTATTATCAAGGTTCTAGTGATTACTACCTCGCCGTCTCTCCCCAAGCATTTGACTTAAGCAAGAGTACGCTAGTCCTCCAGAATGGAGAGGAGCGTCCCAGTGCAGCGTACTCGAATGCGTATTCCTTCCTGCGGGACGTAAGTTACGATGACGATAACTTTCTCAAGGAACCATGGGGCATATACTCAACAACTTGGTTTAGAGACAAAGACGGCAATTCTTACAGCAACTACGGAAATGACCTACTCAAGGTCACAACGAATTTGAGCAATGGCTATGCTCGCCAGCAACTGACCCTGAGTGCGGCCACGACAGACTCAAATGGTGTGACAACCGTTTCCAACTCTTCAGCGATCCAGTTCCCCAGTCCCACAGCTTCGTGGGGGAGTATCGGTTACTGGGCGATCTACCAGACGAATTATTGGAACTACCTTACTCAAGCCAGCAATGTAAGCGAGATCGCCGCTTCCAGCCACTACATGGCATTCCGTGATCTCTACCCGATCATGGGCGGTTCATTTGACTCATCAAATACCGTGAATACCGGGGACATTCTCCGCATCAACGCGGGCGATTTTGTCATCACACCGCAATAAGCTTTAAGAGGAAACGATGGTTAAGTTGGCGGATCGCGTCAAGGTAAGCACAGCCAGCACAGGGACAGGCACTATCACCCTCGGCAGTGCAGTCTCTGGCTATCAGTCGTTTTCTGACGCGGGCATCTCGGACGCAGACACTGTTCGTTATGTTATCGAAGACTCTTCCGACTGGGAAACTGGAACAGGCGTCTACACCGCCTCTGGGACAACCCTCACTCGCACCTTGGGGGCCTCTAGCACTGGGTCTCTGTTGAACCTCAGCGGTTCGGCCAGCGTGTTTATCTCGGCTACAGCAGATGACCTGAAAGGCCCGATAAAGGAAAACGCAACCACAGTAACGGGCGACTACGCGATTAGCTCCGATCATAACGCCTTCGCTGTTGGTCCTATTACCGTGGCGAGTGGTGCGACTGTGACAATACCCTCTGGCTCAACGTGGAAGGTCATCTAATGACCCAGATCAAAGTTGATAATGTGGTTAATGCCGCAGGGTCAGGTAAGCCTGATTTCTCTGACGGTATTACTGTCGCAGGCGGAGCAATTAGCTCCCTGAACCTATGCCAATATACGTCCTCTGGCACTCAACCTACCAGCCCTAATAATGGGGCTGTCTGGTGGGATACAGTTGACCAGAAATATAAGGTCTACCTTGCGGGCGAGTTCAAAGAGATTGAACTTGGCGGTAGTGGCGCTGCTGTCTGGTATGGTGATCGTGGCGTTACGTTTGGTGGTGAAGATTTAGGCAGTGGGAACAGTTGGAATTACATTTCCTATTTTGATATAACCACATCAAGTAATGCCGCTGATTTTGGTGATTTAACTATTGCAAGACGCTGGTTGGGAAGTGGGGGTTCGGACGGAAACAGGGGCGTTATGGGAACTGGCGATGGTGCTGGTGCTGCTGTCTTTACACTTGATTACATCACCGTTTCGACTGCTGGTAATGCAACTGATTTCGGAGATACTACTCAAGCCCGCTATTCCAGCGCAAGTGCAATGAATGATGGAACATATGCAGTCTTTTCTTCAGCCGAGTCGGGCAACTTCGCAGCGGCATCAGTTAG